AGCGTTGGCACGTTATCGATTACGTCTGTTTTATAACCAAGAACATCTTCTATTGTTAAGTTAACAAAATACGGCCTAAAGTTCCCTGCTTGAGCTTGCACCCTAGTTAATTCACCTCTTGCAGGAGAATCCACCATAATAAACGAAATGCCTGACGCTTGAGCCTCATCGAATATATCTCTCGAAAACTGTGCGATGTCTCGGCCTTGCAGATCAACGTTAAAAGCCCAAACGTCCAGATCCGTTCCTGTTTCTGCTAATATAACAGGCGTTTCGAATACCTTGCCCGATAGATCATCGATTGTCTTGCCGACTCCATCAAAGAGCCATGTTGAGGCTAATCTTGCCTCGTAATCATCCTCTGTCTCCTGTGGGAACTTAGGTAAGTATGTCTCACCTTGTTCACGCATATATCGACCACCTTTCATAAGGTCTCGACAAGGCGCTGACATTTTCAGCATTGTTTCTATTTCTGGAGAACGGTTTGCAACTGAATTACTCATATTCTAATCACCATTTTACCTGATGCCTGTGCTTTAATTAAAGGCGCGATTGCGTATCTAACTGCATCGGGAGCATGATTGTTAGCATCAATTATATCTGGCATTATATCACCCGACAATTTATCCACCTTATGACTATATAACCTAAAGTCGTCAATAGCGCCCTTGCAGCTTGGTGCTATTATGACAGATTTAAACCCACGAATAAACCTAATTCCTTCTTGTATACTATTAGGCCACTTTTTTACACCTTCCATTCTAGGAAAACCATGCCTTTGTAGATAGCTAATTGTCTTAGGTTCTGCGCTATCGGCTCGGCAAGTATATCGATCAAACTCTGGTATTATCTTTGTTATGAAGTTGTGAGTGTTATCTATTTCTATTCCTACTCCGTAAGCCTCTTTCTCGATATATAGGTTTTCATCGTGTACCCAACATTTAACAGCAACTAAAGGATCTGGTCTAAAGCCAAAGTCTACACCTAAATATGGCCCTTGCCATCCTTGCACTGGTTCGAAGTCCTCTATTGACCATTTATCGTGAAAGACTTGAGCATCGTTAACAACCTCGTAACCACCTAACCAGATATGCGAATACCGTTCAAAGTCTCTTTGCTTTGCAACCTCTGCGAGTTCGACCATCGCATTCGGCACAAAGGGATTATCGTCATAGTTAACATGAACTAATTGGCTGTTTGGATTAGTATTAAATACTTCTTCTACTGCGTCACTTGGCTGTCGAGGATTCCAACTGAACCATATTTCTGCTCCTTCTTTACGCATAGTCGGATCAAGTAGCTCGATTGATCGCTTCGATAGGCTTTGAGCTTCCTCGCACCAAGCCAAATCGAAACCCTCTAATGATTTAATGCTGTCAGCCGTATGATCCTGCATTCCCTGAAAGATTATAACGCCATGTCCTTTAAGGTTCTTTATCTCTGTTGTTTGTATCTCAAACATATGATCGACACCTAAAGCGTTTATTTTATCCTCTAGTAGTTGTTTAGCTGAGAACTTGAGTGATCGTTGAACCTCACGAATACAAACAACTCTGCTATTTGGGTTCATTAGTTGCCGTTCTATTACAGCCTCGGCAAAGAAATGAGACTTACCTGATGCTCGACCGCCCTTTGCTCCTCTGTATCTAGGTTGACCATTCTCTCCATGTAAGAGAGGCAAAGCCCATCTAGGAGTTTGAATCTGTAGACTTGTCAATGATTACACGCTCTATCTTTGTTGGTGTCATAGATCCATCAGGACTGAAGTGTTCTAACGATTGTGTTTCCTTCCATCCGCATTGAGTTTTGAGATAGAATATCTGAGAAGCTGTATCTCCTTCAGTTGCTTTCTGTATTAATCTTCCTGCAATTAAGCTCTTAACTTTGGTTCTTCCCTTTTTATAGCGTTCCAAAATATCAGAATTTCTTTGCAGTAGTCTATAGAAAGTTGTTCTTCCGATGCCAAAGTGATCAGCAATATCGTCAGTAGTAAGAGTTGCTGATAGTTCCTCGACCTCTTCTATCTGTCTTTCAGTTAGTTCTATCTCTGGCCTTCCTGCTTTGCCTGTTGCCATTATTTTTCCTTACTCTTGTTATAACCAACCGATTTGAGGAGCAGTTGTAGATCCTGTTTCCCAAACAAACCAAGCTAAACACATCATTCCACCATTATATGACTGACCATCTTTTAACAAAGAAAGCCTCTTAGAAAACACCCATACTCTTTTCGGTGGATGCTGTTTAAAGAACTTTGCTCTAGCACATCCTTCTAAAAATGTAATCTTTAATAGTAGCGCTGTTTTATATTTAGCAATCGATTGAGCGTGTTCAGCCATTGATAGAGCCATTTTGAAAGGTGGGTTTGTTATAATATTATCTCTTGTCTCTCTCTCAAATAGGAAGTCTCTTCTTGAAGTACCAAATCCCCGATCTACTAAATCAGAACTTTCCACATTATAACCACGCTCGATTAATCTTTTACTTATATGACCTTCTCCACAACAAGGCTCGAAAATATCTCCTTCGAAGCTCTCTACAGATAATAAAGCATCGGTTGCTTTGGAAGGAGTAGCGTAATAATCATCCTTTTGCCTGTCTCCACGCATATTAAACCCGATGGTTTTCATTGCGGTTTCAACGCTCATTATTTTGTCCTCTTGTCGGTTAATGCTTATTATAGTTAAAAAAAAGCCCCACGCAAGAACGCAGGGCAGTGTACTTTATAAAAGGACAGGCGGAAAAAAAGCAGTGTAAAAACCTGTCACTCTGGGAGGGAGTATATGTATTGTCCAATTAAAGTCTACCATAATCTAATTCTTTTTCCAATGGTTAAGATATTTTTTATATGGTTCTAGCTGTTCTTGAGTAACTAAACCACTTCTAACCATCTGTTCAGCAAAGGTTCCTATGATATAACTTTCTCCAACATCCTCGTTTCGTTTAATACGTTCTGCGTTTATTTTAAGCTCATTTGGCTCGTAGCCTTTGCTCTGAGTGTAGTCGATAAACTCTGGACGTTTGGGAGCTATTTCTTTTGCGGCTTGGCTTATTTGTCTAGCTGTAGGCCATGATCGAGTCTCCAAGTTCCCTAGCAAGGCCTCCTCGAAATCATCAAACCATTCATTGATTTGCCTAGAAGGGGCAAGTCCGTTTATTCGTTTGCATAGAAACTCAGCCTCACTCTTGGCTGCTTCTGCGTTGCCTGTCACTGCTCTAGGAGCGTTTAATCGTGCAAGCATTTTCATAGTTCGGTTTTTAAGTTCTATCTCACGCATCGTAGTTCAATCCCATCTCTGTTAATATATTAAAGGTTTCGTTGTTATTATCTACTTTTAATTCATCTTCCCATCGTTCCTGATTTAACCAAGTTGCAGGATGAGGCACAAAGGTTTGATCTGTTCCGACTATACTCTTAGCATAACAAGAAGCCGAGCTTATTATGTTATGAACGTCAGCTTTCTTGATTGCCTTTGCCCATGCTTTTCTTGCTGCTCCTTTTCCTACCTTTCTAGGATACTCAGAATAAAACTCATCAAAATAGTTATTATTTAATAAGGATGGTTCTAAGGGTGGTTCTATGGATGGTTTACCTGAACCTCGTTCAGGGGTAGGGGTGAACGTCATGCAGGGGTGGGGCTGAATGTCATTCAGGGGTGAATCTCGTTCAGGGGTGGATCTGGTAGGCTGTAGAGCATGAATAATATTAAGGTTTATACTGTAATCGATTGTGTACCCTGATCTGCATTGGCGCTGACCTGATTCGGATACTATGCCCATCGCAATCATATCTTTTATATGTATTCGAACAGCCCGATCTGTCATTTCGAGATCAGCCGCCATATTTGATTTGCTCACCCATATACCGCTTCCATCATCACTGGCCTTGTCAGCCATATACATTAGGATCGCTTTCTTAGTGAGTGAGCCAACCTTTTTAGTTTGTATTAGGTTTGAAACTAGGTTACTCATTGTTTGACTACTCCGTTAGTTAAGAAAATATATCTCACAGTTGTTTTCTTCTTTTTGCTAAAGCCCTCAGTTTAATCGCTGAGGGTTTTTTACTTCTGTAAATAATCAGATAACTTTTCTATCGTAGAAAACTTAGGATCAGTTGAGCCTCTCATTATCTGATAAAGCACTGGTCTGCTAACATTTGCCGATTTTGCTACAGCCGTCAAGTTTCGATCTTTTAGCTTCGCTCGTATGTCATCGAGCTTTAGTATCGTTCTCACTTCCATTTTTACATCCTTTGTTTACTAAATTATTATTTAGGCTTTACAGTACAAATAAAAAGTTGTAAACCGATATTAGCAAAAAGGAGAAAGAAATGAGTCATAGACCATCAAGAGCAGTAATTAAATTAGCAATATCTCAAACTATTCTTGAGCATACTTTAAAAGGATTAGGTGACGAAATACCGTTACATGAAATGTTTCCTGTTGGAGCGTTTGGTATTTTAGAATCAACCATCGACAAGGTTTATAATGATGCTGAGAAAGATGCAGAAACAATAGAGCTTAAACGTGTAAAACAGTTAGCCGACAAACAAAAAGAAATAAGCAGTAGGGAGAGTAATAATGAAACAACTGCCTGAGAGATTACAAGAATTATTAAAAGAAGTTAAATTAACAGAGCGCCAAGCTACATGGGATTGTCACGGAACGCCTGTCGTATTGCATAAAGCCTGCGAAAAGATAGCTGCTCATAACGGTATAGTTTTTGACGAGCCTAAGATTATCGAAAGCTCGGTAAAAGAAAAGTATGCAGTTTTAAGCGTCACAGGCCATATGAAAGACGCATCAGAGTGGTCTATTGGTGAAGCTGCTCCATACAACAATAAAAACGCTTACCCCTTTGCAATGGCAGAGAAACGAGCCAAAGATCGAGTTATATTAAAGTTAGTTGGTTTGCATGGTGATGTTTACAGCCAAGACGAAGCCGATGAGTTTAACTTAGCACAATCGTTAAGGGATTTAGAGCCTGATATGAGGAGAGCCATAGAGAAGTGGCGAAAGGGTTTTAAATTCTGCGATAGTCAAATATCGTTAGATGAAGCTATCGAACAATGGAGAAGATGGAGCGAAAAATACGTTACGAACAGTGATGTCGCTCAATATGTCGAAGAAGTTTACGAACAAAAGAAATTGGAGTTAGGATTATGAAAGTTATTACAATTGCAGGGAATCTCGGTAAAAGCGCTGAAGTTCAATCGAACCAGAAAGGGGAGTTTATTACCTTTTCTGTCGCGGTTACAGAAGGCTCAAGAGACAATCAAAA